TTGGCTCCTTCGAGGTTGGCTCCTTCGAGGTTGGCTCCTTCGAGGTTGGCTCCTTCGAGGTTGGCTCCTTCGAGGTTGGCTCCTTCGAGGTTGGCTCCTTCGAGGTTGGCTCCTTCGAGGTTGGCTCCTTTGAGGCTGGCTCCATAGAGGTTGGCTCCATAGAGGTAGGCTCCACAGAGGTTGGCTCCATAGAGGTAGGCTCCTTCGAGGTTGGCTCCTGCTTTAACGGCAATTTCCAAACCTATTTTTAATGAATCGGCTTCGCATTTAAATAATAACGCCGAAGTATATCTATTTTTAATTTCTAGTTTCACTTGCTCTCCTTTGCTGCGGGGTTATCTAGCTTCACAAGTACCTCTTTTAAAATCTCCTGGCATCCATCCATCAGCTAATTCATCTGGCTTCATTTTTCTCATGCCATTTTTATAGCACTCCATATGTTGTCTAGCGTCGTTAAAATCTCCTTCATATTTATAAACCCTATGTAGTTGTGCTTCTCCTTTTGGAATTATTTCATCACACCATTCGCAGAGATATTCTTTTCTGCCCTGTACAAATTTAAAACGTATTTCTTCGTAGCTCATCTCACTCCCCCTTTCCTTGCTCTCTCGCTGCCTTGAGGATTGTCATTTGATTTCCTCCAAAAGATAATACTCGTTTGAATTTACATGATACAAAAATGTACATTTATTCGTCATAAAAATTCTAATTGAGTCTGTATTAGTTTTTGAGTCCAACCACTCTCTTAAAGTCATTGATTTAATAGCAGGATACAAAGGCTTTTCCTTCCGCTTGGGTACTAGCCGAACGCAGTCGGATTTGTGCCATATTCTTTTACCATGAATAACTTCATCTAATTTAATAACATAGTGACCCGTTAGTTCTTCTAACTCTACTGTTCCTTTTTGTCTTGTAATACGATGTATAACTCTCATTTACACTCCTTTAGCAAATCTCTTATAATAAGCTCTTTATGCTCTATATCGTCGTAGCATAAGCTATAAGTTACTCCAGCAATCAGCATCGCAAATAATAGCACGCACAGCCAATCGGTTAGGGGTTTCATTTTATTTCCCATCCAAAAACTTGATTTATTTTAGCAATTTTAGAGTAGTTAGAATCCTTGCTTCCCTTCAGGACTTTGCTTATCGTGGTGTAATGAAGTCCACACTTCCTTGCTAGATCACCCTGAAACCAATCTCTAGAATTTAGCTCTCTTCTAACCTTGATTGCGTATTGTCTGTTTAAGGAAATTCTTTCTTCTTTTGTCATTTTACATATCCATTCTGGGCCGGTGTTTTAAATGGATTTATTGTTGCTTGACCAGCTTGTTGCATTTGTGTTGTTGGCTTTGCTTGTTGTGTTGAGTTTCCATCGTCGTCAATTTGCGATACTCCAGCCATGGCACTCAATAATCCTCTTCTAGCGTAAGTTGTGGCAGCAAGAACAGCTTGCATATCTTCTTTTGCTGGCTTAATTGGATGGGTGGCGCTTATCCATTGACCGGAAGAGTGCATAATCATTGTTTCAAGCTCAAGTCCTTTTTCTGTTGAAATAGTATATTGCATATAGCTCAATCCATTTTCTGAGAAAGGAAGTCTAATATCATCTATCACGTTTGCCAAGTCTGCATATTTGCTTTTAAAGAAAGGATTGCTGCTGTCCTTAATTGCTCCCTTCATTTTACCTTGTGCCTTTGCTAGTGCTGTTGCTAATTCATTAATTTGTTCTGATTTGTTCATTTTGTTTTTTTCCTTCTTTATATTTTTTTGATAATCTCCAAACAGTTCCTTTTCCGATTCGTAAAATGTCGGCTATTGCCTGATTTGTTAATCCGTCTTCTAATAATCTTACTATTTCTTCTGTTTTATGAAGATGTTTGCATTCCCTACCAATTTTTACTCCCAATGATCTAGCTTTTTCTATTCCTTCTTTTGTTTTCAATGAATGAATTTCTGCTGCTTCTGCTTTTAAACAAAGAAGAGCAAACATGGAAGACGAAATTGGACATTCTTTATCCATAACATCTAATAATTTAACTACACATTTTCCGCAAATTGGATTATTTATAGAAAATTCATTTTTTAAATGTTTTTGTCTTATAGATCTTGCACAAACAATACATCTATTTGCAGACCATGTTTGCTTTTCCATATTTATGCCAACTTTATAGAATCTACTGTATTTTTACCATTGCCCAATTCATTCATGAATTTTGCATATTGAACTTCTAGTTTTGCGCTATCTAGAATTACTGCAGATGCTTTGGTTATAGCGTTTGCTCTCTGTGGATTTGATTTCCCGTTTCTTATATTATCTAATTCATCAAAGAGCATTTCTCTAAGCCCTTGAGAACTTCTTTTTGTTGTTATTACTAGTTTGTTTGTTTGTTCGTTTGTTTCTGTTTGCATTTATGTTTCTCCTTGTTTTTTGTTTATTTACCAAAGTAAGCAACTGAAAGCGTTTGTGTGTCGTTTCCATAGCCATACCAATTATTATTTTCAACGCAATACTGATAGATTTCTAAACCACGTCTAACATCTTCCATCGCTCTAGCCATGCTTTCTTGATCTAAATTATAGAAAGCCATTTCATATGGAGAATCTTTCTCAATAGCTAGGAATGTAAAGTCTATGTCATTAACACTGCATCCCAAATGCAAAGACATGACAATTTTATAAAAACACATAGCCAATTCCATACCATATCGGCTTATAGAGCCTTGGAATGCCCTAGGATCGGCGCTTTCAGTAGTCTTAACATCCACCATGCTACCATTAGACAAAAGTATGTCTGGGCGACATTTAAGCGTTATCTCTGTGTTTGGTATTTTAACGAAGATGCTTTGCTCAAACTTAGATCCAGTCATTAATTCCATAGCACGCGAGTTATTATTTACTGCATTATGAATCCCGTGGCATGTATGATAATCATCGTAAGAAAGAATTTCTAATCCTTCGTGTTGTTCCTTCCAAAGCTTTCCTTCTTTGGTAGCAAAGTTCATTCCCTCTGGCTTACAAGTATAAATTTTATCAAATTTGTGTGGTTCTAAAATTATAGAATGAATAGCAGATCCAAGTCTCATTGCAGGAGTGCTTTCACGTTTACCGGAAATGTATGCCTTATAGTGCGCTGGTGTTTGCTTAACAAGTTTAATCAATCCAGTGGAAGAAAGACCTTCTGCTGCATGATATTCTTGATTGCTTAGATTGTTATATTCGCCTAGATACTTTGACATTTGTGTTTCTCCTTGTGCGATGGAGTATAACGAAAACGTATTACACTGTCAATAGGTTATTTATAATTTTTTGGAATTATTGTGCTAGTAACTTTTGGGTTTTTGTAACTTCCCGAATAGACTAGTAGTTTTTTGTCGCAGCATAAAATCCAATATTTTACTTTTCTCTTCCAATCCTGCGTGTTTGTATCGCCCTTAGCCTCAACGTAGTATTGTTCTTTGGTGTTTGTGTCTTCAACAAAGAAATCAGGAATATAACCGAGAAGTTTTTCGCTGCCTTTTACTTTAGAAAATGGAGATGTGAATAAAATATTATTGCTGTCTGCAAAGAAGTTGAATTTTATTTGCCTGTCAAGAATAATATTCTCTTTATTATTATAAAACTTATTAGCTACAGCGGCCTCTAGCTTGCTTGCGTAATTATATCCGTCTAATCCCTTAGACCTACAAGAGTTAAACTTATTCCTTCTCTGCCACATCTTCACTCTTTCCTAGAATCTTAAATATTTCCTTCAATGATTCTTTTCCAGTTTCGCTTGTTAAATTCTTATTAGACTTTTTGTATTGATCTTCCCACTTCTCTTTTTCTTCTTGCATTTTAGCTTCTATCTTTATTTCCATAAGAGTAGAGCTAGTAATTAATTTTATGTTGTAGCATTTTTCTAGGAAATCTTTAGTAACATTTTCTTTCATTTCAAGAAGAATCTTCATCTCTCTATTACTAAATACAGGAAGTCCTTCTACTGAGCTTCCTTCTCTATCCGATAACCAGTATTCTTTATCAATGAGCTTAAATCTAAGTTTCTTCATCAGAGGCTGAAAGTTTAATTTAGTGTTTTCCATGTTTCACCGCGTCAATGTTTTAATAAAGCTAGCACCTTACCCTGTACTGTATTCAAGTGCCTTCGTGTTGTTAAAGCGTCCAGTAGAGATAGAATGTTTTGCGCTATCAGAGTACAGGTTCGAGCCTGTTGTCCAAGCCTCTCTGTAAGGCTCTAAGGTTTTGGCTATTCCCCTTCGTCTATTCCGAAGTGTCAATTCTATCCCTAGTGCATGCTTTAACCTAATCTTGGCGGTGCATTTCCAAAAAGCATCCATCCAAAGGCAAAAGTCTGAGCCAACGCAGCTCTTGAATCCTATTTCTAGTCTCATTGGAATATTTCGAGTGGGACAACTACTGATGCTATACCCTGAAAGAGCGCAGCCATTCATCCGTGCTGATCTTCCTAGTTTTGGGAGCGCCCGAATCCTTAACGGAATGCCCCATCCCTTACCTTTTATCCAATTCCACATATTTAGTGGTACTTCTTAGTTAAAGAGTGAAGAAATATAGATTCTCTGCGCTTGACAAACTTGGATCTAATGGTTTAGATTAGACACAAGTTGTTGTTCGCACTTCCAACTTAAGCCCCAAGCACTAAAAATGCAAGGGGCTTTGTCTTTTTATTTTAAATATATGATTTTATTATTGAACTCCTAGCTCTTCACACCTCCTTGTGTTCCGAGCTAGTTGTAGGTGTCTAGGTAATTAAATTAAACCACATTATTTTAAATTAGCTATTTACTTGTATAACAAATGTGCTATACTACGCTACAAGGAGAAATTAACATGAAAAAATTAGTAAAAGTAGAAGAAGTAATCGGCGAAGGTCTAATAGGATTAATCGGTGAAACAGTAACTCTGTTTTGCTTAAATTATATCTATACTGGAAAACTCGTGGGAGTAAATGATAGCTTTGTAAAACTAGAAAAGGCAAAGATAGTTTATGAAACGGGTGCATTTTCAGATAAAGAATTTAAAGATGCTCAACCACTTCCAAACGATTGGTATGTACAAACTGGTGCAATTGAATCATTTGGTATTTTGAAAGTTTAAAATGAAAAGATCTATTAAAAATAAACATAGGTCAGGGTCAGGGTCAAGGTCAAGGTCATGGTCAAGGTCATGGTCAGGGTCAGGGTCATTGTCAAGGTCATGGTCAGGGTCATGGTCATGGTCATGGTCAGTATAATTTTTAAGGAGAATCACTTATGTACTTTGGAAGAATAGAACGAAGAATAGGTTCAAGATGGGTTTCACAAGATGATGACTCTAAGAAGTGTGCAGATATAGAAGATGCTCAAAAAGAACTTACTTCTCACTTTGCTACCATATGCAACGAAGAGTACCTTACTGAAGGTCAATCAGTCCTTTTCAGGTTGCAACTTTGTCAGAAAACAATACTATACCCAGATGATTCTTTCGATTACTCTGTTATAGAATCAAACAACAAAGAACTTTCGCTAACTAAGAGAATCACTTCCCTATGAAATGTAAACACCCAAACTGCAACAACACAGTAATTAAAAAAGGAGCCACCTACTGCTCCCCAATGTGCGCTCCTTTAGGCATGTTCTCTCGTGATCCTGCTAACAACAAAGGCCCATCAATAACTAAAGAAGCCTTTGAAAAAGAAGAGCATACTAAATTCTTCTCGGTACGCATTAGCCCTAAGATTATAGCAGCAGCTAATAAAAAACGATTGACTCTTGGTCTTGGTTGGAGATCAATTACAGAAGCCATGCTAGTTAGGTTTACTAATGAAGAGGAAATTAAGTGAAACATCTTATCGGATCATTAAAAGAGTTTAGTGATTCCTGCGAGAAAGAACATAAGGAATACAAAGAACATGCGGAATTAACTGGATATATTCATTTGTGCGAAAAGTGCCAAGGAAGCGGTGTATGGAGTTCAAAATAGGACAAAAAGTAAAGTATAAAAAACGAATAGGTAAAATCACCAGAATACTACCTGAATCAGGACATGCATGCGTTATGTTCGACAACAAAATCATTAAAATTTGCGCAATAACTTTGTTAGAACCATATGAACCTGAAACTGTTTGAACTTTATTTGCTAATGGCACTCTGCGTATACGTAACTTATCTCTTTACATCGTAAATTACTTGTGTACACTCTTCTTAAACAAGGAGACACAGTAATGTCAGAACCATTAAAAGAAGCAACTAAACAAGAAAAATTCGACTCTCAAAACGAAGAGTTCAACAAACTAGCTTTCAATGCTGGTGTTACTCAACTAAATATCCAAAAATCAGAATACGCTCTTTCAGACTTAAATCTAAAGATGTCCAATCTTCTAATCGATATGAAGAAATCTAAAGACGCACTAGACGCAGAAATTGCAGATGCTAAACTTAAAGAAGTTGCTGCTCAACAATCGGAGGCGGCTCGTGAATCTACTACGTAAACTACTAACAGGTAAAGAATCCATTAAAGAACAACTAATGGAAAAACGCCCACTGCCCATAGGACTTACAGAGTTCCATGAATGGTCTGAACGCATTATTTCAGGAGCTATGCTACCAGCAGACGTTGACTCCCAAAAGTTCGCTCTGGCTAACGAAATCATGCATTGCGGTCCTAATGTAGCCTTTGAACAAGACGCTTACTTCATCCATAGATTACGCAAATACGCAGCCAACCAAGTAGCCGACGAAGTTCGCAAATCTCTATACGAAACCAAAAAACAACAGGCTGAAGTGACGCCACCCACAGCCGAGTGTGCAAAAACTTAAATCTTTACAAAAAGAATGGTACAAGAAACTCAAAAACTCTGGATTCCAAGACATTGAAAAGGAAATAAAAGGAGAATGCGTTCTAAAAAGCCAATCTACTTGTGAAGGTAAATACGCTGGGATTTATAGATTTATGTCTCAAGTAGAAAGAGAAGCAAAAGAAGATTACTTTAGAATCCTATTTCAAAAAGCTTCTCAAGAACAAAACTTCTTAGACGACTCAGATAAATTAATAATGGAGAGAACCGCAGAAGGTAAAAACATTAGAGAAATATCAGAGGAACTTATTGAAAGAAAACTTCATAAATATGATAGACATACAATATTATATGTAAGAAGACGCTATGAGAATAAATGGGGAATAAAAAAGTGGACCAAACAACAAATGGTATCGAGACGCAAAAAAATACCTACTCTATAATATCCTATAAGAGTTCCAGCTTTCCCGAACAATATAGGAATCTTATATTCTCTAAATGGATGCGCTCTTTCCGCTATGGCAATGATTACATTAAACTAATTAACTCCGATGACTACTTTGCGGCTTACGAAATCTACATAACATCACTGCTCAACAAACCAAACAGCACACTAAGACTTGCAGTACTATCAGAAGACAAAGACGTTGTGCTAGGCTGGAGCTTAATAGACGGAGAAACACTCCATTATGTCTATGTTCAGAACGAACAACGCAACAAGGGAATAGCCAAATTCCTTGTCCCAGTATCAATTAAAACAATCACTCACGTAACAAAATCAGGTTTAGCGATATGGAATAAGAAAATCCCGTTTGCTAAATTCAATCCATTCTAAAGGAGATATATGAAAATAAAACTAAGCAGCGCAGAACTACATGATGTACTATTTTTTATGGGTGTTAACTTTGATAAAAAGCTAACAACACGTATGAAAAACAGAGATTTAACATTAACTTATGATAGAGTAGAAAAAGAATTAATCGTTGGTTGTGAAAATAAAATAAAGATAATACCTTGGACTAATGTTGCTGGTATGGAACCAATAGCGTTTCCGGTTATTGAACAAGAACCAGTTGCACCACAACCAACAGTTTTGGAAGCCGTTGCACCTACACCAAAAACAATTCGCAGAAATCTAAGCTCTCAAGCATCTTCACCAACAGACCATGTTCATGCTGGACCAGGAGCAGGAAAGACCAATGACAAATAAACTAGGCGATTTCACCGTAAAAGAAGGCTATATCCCTAACATGCTGGAGATAGACTATCGTAATCGTATGGTTAAGGAACTGTTGGAAAAGCCACGCCCAAAACCAAGCGTTCCAACTCACTTTAATGGTAAGCCAATATCCGAACTATCATCTTCAGAGAAGTCAGAGTTCTACCTATCCATGCAACCTGCTTCTACTCAAGCTATCTTACGCAGAGATCCTAAAGACGATGTTAAGCTATGGGAACGTAAGACTCTTAACTGGAAAGCTAACCCAGAAGCTAAATCATTAGATGAATCAGTTGGTAAACGCACATTAGACGCTCAAGATGTTATTTTGCATAACTCAACCAAACAAAGAAACCAATTGGGCGATTCTAAAGAATCTTCAGTATCACCAGACAAGAGAAACTCAGGAATATGGGCTTTCGCCTATTCAAAGCCAGCCGATCTATCCAAGGAAGACACTAGGAAGATAACCAAACTAACTGAAATGAAATCGGAAAAGATAGATCCTCCAGAAAAACAAAGCTTTTGGAGTAGATTCTTTAAAAAGAAAACAATTGAAAACGATTTTAAACCCACGCTCAAATTAAAGGGCAACTATATAGTGAAAATAGAGGACTAATGCAAACACCTATTAGTTTTATATTAGATTTGATCCTTGACTACGAACTACCAGCAGACGCTCAGAAAGCCTGTAGGAAGTACGTTCGAGAACTAGAAAAGAATATGTCAGTAGCTCCAAGGATTACCAGCTTCACTCCTCCACTTAGGCCAACAATAGAACAATCACCAAGCACCCTTGCTCTAATGGCCAAGCACGAACTAACAGCTCCCATTACCGCACCAATACAGGCCAGAATAGTAGGCGGTGAAGTAAGCACAGGAAATGGAACACGGGGACCAAAGAAATGGTAAGCACCGAAATTGAATCTAATGTAACGCGTTATGCTAATTTAGCAAAGGAATAGCATGTTTAAGAAAGGTGATAAAAAGCCAGAACGTAGCGGCAGAAAGCCTAATACACCTAACAAGAGACGATCTATCGAGGATGTATGCCGTGATATGGGCGTTGATCCTTTTAGCATCATGGCTGAAATGGCTGCGTCTACTACACCAGAGGAAAGAGTACTAAAATTCAATGCAGCCAAAGAGCTTGCTCAGTACCTTGAGTCAAAGAAGAAGGATGTTACAGTAGCAATAGATCCAGAAGCTAATGAGATAAAGGTGATAATAGAACGTTATGGAAAAAAGTAAGTATAGCATTGACAGTATATTTGAGAACCCTTCAATTTATGCTTATTGCAATGAAAACGCCAAGAACATGCGTAAAGTTTACAACTTCCTAAGTAAATGCCATGACTTCCGTGGTATGAGAAAATCATTGTGTTCAGATACTAGAGAATACGCTTTCGGTAATTCTTCTGATTTTTATATACTGAGCATTGGCAATGAAGCTACATTGGATGTTGCAAAGAATCTACTCGCTGAACTTAGGAAAGCACAGCATGGAAATAAGGATTAAACTACAACCAAAGCAGGAGCTATTTGATGATTCGATTAGACGATACCCTATTACCGGATTTGGAGGGGCAAAAGGCGGAGGGAAATCTTATTCGCTTAGAAATATCCTTTTGGCAAGACGATTTGAGTACCCCAAAAGTACAGGAGCTATATTTAGAAAGACTTATCCAGAACTTGAAGCAAACCATATACGACCACTATTCGCAGAACATCCAGGACTAAGGACTTATTGGAATGAATCAAAGAAAATCTTATCTCTACCTAATGGCTCAACACTTCAATTCTCTCATTGCGCGACTGAAATGGATGTTTACTTGTATCAAGGTCGGGAGATTAATGACCTGGGAATTGATGAGGCTGGTCAATGGTCAGAAGCAATGTTCCGGACATTATTGGGAAGCAACAGGAGTTCAATACAAGGTATTCCAGCCAGATGCGCTCTCACGTTCAATCCAGGAGGCATTGGGCACGGATGGATTAAGCGTCTGTTTATCGATAAGAGATTCAATGAACGAGAGCGCCCGAATGACTATAACTTTATTCAAGCGCTAATCTCCGACAACAAAGCCTTGACCGATAACGATCCTGATTATATACATAGGCTGAATACTGAAACTTCCGAAGCATTACGAAAGGCTTATCTTTATGGAGATTGGGACATACTTGCCGGTCAGTTTTACTCTGAACTCAACAGAAGTATTCATTTTATTCCGCCCTTTACAATTCCCCAGCACTGGAACAAATTCGCAGCATATGACTATGGTTATAATCACCCTGCGGCCTTTGGATGGTTCGCCACAGACGAAGATGGAAATACCTTTCTCTACAGAGAGCTTATACAAGCGGGCCGCCGCGTTGACGAACTTGCTGAGGCCGTTAATAGGTACCCAGAAACTAGCGATTTGTACGTCTTTGCCGGACACGATTGCTGGGCCAAAAGATCCAGTACAATAAACAAGGAGCAAGGAAATCCACCAACTATAGCTGAGGAGTTTGCGACACATGGAATATATCTCAAGCATGCTACTATTGATCGTATTGCTGGAGCTGCTCATCTACGAAGTTATCTGGCTTTGCGAGGTGAGAAAAAGCGGCCGCGCTTCTATATATTCAATACGTGTCCTATTACCTATGATTGCCTTAGCCGCATGGTTCATGATCCTAATCGTGTGGAAGATGTTCTTAAAGTAGACGCCGTCGAGGGCGATGTAAATACCGGCGATGATCCATATGACATGGTTCGTTATGGTCTTATGTCCAGACCTAGCATAACAGACAAGCCAGAAGAGAAGATAGTAGTAGGTTCTAAAGAATGGCACGCCAAGAGCGCTGCTATTGATTGGATGAAAGAACGCGAAAAACTCATGGAAAACGCTGGTAATTGGCCAGATATGCCAGAATTTAATCAATAAAGCACCATAATCGTATCATGTAGGAGAAATCTACAATGATACCTTTTCTAAAGCTTAAACAAGACGCATCAGCATCAGCACCAGTTGATTCAATTGAACGTAAGCCAGACAATGAGCCTGAGTACGACTCTCTTGAGAGCGCAGCAGAAGAGCTTTGTCATGCAGTAGAATCCAAAGACTACAAGGCCATTGCCGTAGCTCTTAGATCAGCATTTGAAATAATGGAATCAGAAACACACGAGGAAGAATCACATGGCTAATACTTTAATAGCAGATAAGTCTTTTGTATTTGTAGGCTTAGGAACGTTAACTTATACGATTCCATCTACTGGAATTTATTATGTTAAATTCGAGATAACAGATTATCCACCATCTGGAATTAGCATCTTAGTTAAAGACAATGGCGCAACTGTGTTCACGGCTCCCGTACTAGCTGACTACCAAGGCGAGCTTCAATTTAAATTCTCGTCAATGCTTACGGCTGCACATGTAATTACTGTTGTAATCGCATCTGCTGTAGACGTTGAAGACAACCAACTTAACACTGTAAAATCAATTACTAGCATTGGCCTAGGTTTATAAAGGAGAACTCATGTTTAATCAGAACGTAGAATTAGTAGGACCATACGCATCATGCGCACCAGCAGCTACAGGCTGTTCAACATATTCTTTTACAGCACCAGTTGCAGGACCATACGAGATTGAATGGAAGATTAGTCTACCAACTATCGTAATGGGTGGCGGTCAATCCGGTGTTATCGTTACGATTACTAACGCAACAGGCCCAGTTACTTTGTATAGCGGTCCTGCCGGTGGTGAAGGTGGCAAGCTATCGCTTATCGCTGCTGCTCTTGACGTTATCTCTTTCAGCCTATCCAGCGTAACTGCTGCTGATTTGGTTAGCCTAAACACAGTTAAAGCAACAATTTCTATTAGTTCAGGAGTTTAATATGAGCATGGCAATGAAAAGAGCTTTGATGAAGCGCTCTCAGAGAATGGCTAAGGGTGGAGAGGTTAAGAAGGAGTCGAAAGTCTTAACACCACAGCAAGTAAATGGCGCTAGTCTTAAAGACATTGAGCCACACATGTCTAAATACGCCGAAGGCGGCGAAGTACACGAAGAAGACATGATTGCACGCTTAATGCACAAGCACATGATGTCTAAAGGTGGCATGATTGCTAACGACGATGAGCCAATTGCAGATGAAGAGCCAGCTCAATACGACGATCTAGCATTAGATGACCACTTATCAGAGCATTACACAGAAGAAAACTCTGGTGATGAAGTTGGCGATGAAGACCAAGACGCTAGAGATGCTGATCTAATTTCTAAGATAATGAAATCAAGAGCTAAAAAAGACAGACTACCAAGACCTGCTTAAGGAGCATATGGAACTGCCTAATATTAAAGAGCTTGAGAAGCTTCTAAAGATGTGCCGAAAGCAAGGTGTATTTGACCTTACTATTGGCACTATGTCTTTTAAACTCGGTGATCTTCCTAAAGAATACACAGAAGAAGAGACAGAAACACCTGCAGGAGCATCTGAAGAAGAAATTATCTATTGGAGCACTCATAACCCAATGGCTGCTCGTGAGGCTAATCAATGAAGATATCCAAGGCCAAGAAATCACCTGAAAAGATTATAATGAAGACCAAGGCTGTTGGAGACGGAGCCACGCGCGGTGTTCTTTCTGAGTGGTGGAAGGCTGAAGGAGATCAGCAGCTAGCTAACGAGCTATGTGGAACTGCGGCATATCTAAAGACCAATCAAACATACAGATCAAGACAGCTTGCTTCGAGTGTTCGTTTATATTGCGGTTTATCTGTTTACTCGTATGCTGGTTCTAACGTTAGCCAGATGAACAAAACCAAGTCTCTTCCAGAAGACCGCCCTACATTTAATCTAATCCAATCCTGCACAGATACATTAGTCGCACGCCTTGGACAAGACAGGCCAGAGCCTAAGTTTCTAACAGACGGAGCAGACTATAAGCAACGCCACCTAGCCAAGCAGCTCAATCAATTTATTCTAGGCGAGTTTTACCAAACTAAAGCATACGAGAAAGCAATCAAGATGCTTCGTGATGGTATTGTTATGGGAACGGGAGCCTTGAAGGGTTATGAAGGTGAAGACGGCAAGGTTTGCATTGACCGCGTAATGATTACTGATTTGTTTGTTGACGACAATGACTCTATTAATGGAGAGCCTCAACAGATGATCCAGCTTAAGCTAATGGATCGTGACAAGCTTCTAGCTAATAGCGTTAAGAAAGTAGCCGGAATCATTGAAGGAACTCCGCAAAGCTATCCAGATAATTCAACAGATTCAGGCCGAACTGTAGCAGATCAGATTATGGTAGTTGAGGGCTGGAAGCTTCCTAGCGGTCCCGACAAAGATGCTCCTGGTTATGTACCAGGACGCCACACCATTGCAACCGTTAACGGAATAGTATTCGACGAAGAATGGCATAAGAACAAATTCCCATTCGTATTTTTTAATTACTCTGATCCTTACCTTGGATTCTTTGGTCAAGGATTGGCTACACAACTTTTCGGAACCCAACTGACACTGAATCGCATATTATATACAATTGCTAAGGCGATAACGTTGGTCGGTGTTCCGAGAGTATTTATCGAAGATGGATCTAAGGTAACAAAGTCATCAATTAATGACCAAATTGGTGTAATTTGTAACTATAAAGGGGTGAAACCTTCTTACGAAGTAGCTCCCTGTAATGCTCCTGAACTATACAGTGAGCGCGATAAGCTAATTCAATACGGTTTCCAGCAAGCTGGTGTGTCCATGATGCAGGCTAGTTCTCAGAAGCCAATGGGTTTGGATTCAGGTGAGGCTATTCGTTCCTATGACGACATTTCCAATGACAGAATGGCCACCATTGCAAAGAAATACTCTAATGTATTTGTAGATTTAGCTTACTTGATTGCTGATACCGCTATGGATATAGCCAAGCGTGATGGCAAATATTTGACGGTCTATCCTAATAAGGATGGGACCAAAGAGATTGATTTACCAGCTATGAAGTTTATGGAAGATCCTTTTGTTATTCAGTGCTTTAGCGAGTCTTCATTGCCAAGAACTCCTGCCGGACGTATTCAAACCGTCACTGAGCAAGTTCAAGCTGGAATGCTTACGATTAAAGAAGGCCGCCGCTTAATGAAGTTCCCAGACTTAGAGCAGAACGAGAAGCTAGATAATGCTTCTGAGGAAAGAATATTTAAGTATTTAGACGATATAGTTGAAAACGGTAAGTATAATCCTCCTGATGCTTTTATTGACTTACAGTTAGCCACACAATTAACTGTTCAATATATTAATCTGTATTTGGCGGCAAATCTAGAAGAGAAGAAAGCAGATCTGCTTAGATTATTCTTCCAGCAATGCCAAGCTCTAGTGATGGCAGCTACTCCACCGCCTGCGCCAATGCCACAAGCTAATCCTCAAGCTTTGCCACAATCACCTTTAGTCCCAAACGCTGTGCAGCCACAACCAGCAGCGCAATAACAACCTAAACCGAACAAAGTAATGTTCAGAAGGAATCGAAATGAAAGTCAGTCCAATCGCCAGTTCGTCTGGTCAACCAGGTCAATCACTCGGATCAGTAGATGTAGGTAGAACAGCAGATCCAATGAAGATGGATAGAGCCATAGCCATCGCACGAGGCGAAACCCCAACAGAACAATCAGGAGATCCACAAGCAGATAGAGTGAGACAAAATGTCCGATCTATTAGAATGAAGACTCAACAAGAGTCTATAGAAGCTCCTGAAATAGTTGAAGAAACTCCTGTAAGCACCAAAACTGAATCAGTTGAGCAAGCTACTGTTGAAGCAACGCAGCCGCTTAGCCCTCAATTTGCCGCTCTTGCTAAACAAAAGCGGGCTTTTCAGTTAGAAAAGGCGCAATGGGAAAAAGACAAGTTATCGGCTCAAACATCAAACAGTGGGACAGAAGAGCTAATAGCTAAAATAAAATCCCAGCCATTGAGCGTGTTACAAGAACACGGCGTTACTTACGATCAGCTTACCGAAGCAATTTTAAACGGTTCAGATAAAATCAATCCAGAAATCCAAGAATTAAAAGCAGAAATCAAAGCCCTTAAAGAAGGTGTTGACCAAACTTTTATTACTAAGGAGCAGCAACAGGAAGAGGCAGCCTTAACAGAGATGTTATACGAAGCCGAAGCACTAGCTAAAGATGGTGAAGATTATGTAATGATTCGTGAGAATAATGCTTACGATAAAGTTCTTCGATTAATCCACAGCACCTATAAACAGACAGGACGTGTCTTGAATGTTTCAGATGCCATGAATAAAGTCGAAACAGATGAGTTAATTAAAGCCGAAAAAGTAGCACGAATTAATAAGGTACAGAGCAGAATAGCTCCTGCGCCAACATTGCAGCAACAAAGAAGACCAATGACAACTTTAACCGCCCGCGACACAGCAACCTCAATAATGTCTGCAAAGGCACGAGCGATTGCGGCGTTCAACGGCACACTAAAAAAATAAGGAATTAATTTTATGGCAGTAGCACCAGTATATGCAAATAGTAGCAACCAGATTGCTGCATTGAAAGAATTGTACACAGACGATAAAGATTACATGAAGAACATCGTTAAATAGCGTAGACGATGAGTATTTTCCTGAAACTGTACGCAAAAAATCCAGCGTTGGCAATGTTCCCAAAGAACGAGTCACCGGACGGGTTTGCGGGAAAATACATTCCGGTATAAGTAGTTGAAATTACTAGAGAAGCCGGAATAAAATTGGGCAATATCGGGGGAAGCTGAAATGTCAATCCCGAGGTAAACTAAGTGAATAAAAACACATAGTCACCGTAGAGCGTAGTGGATGAAACTAACAAGTTATGTTAGAATATAAGCCGCCAAGAGTGCCCGACACTCAAAAGGAGTGAAAATGTACGCCGAACTTGAACGAACTTGTAAAGATTGTGGAATTAGTAAATCAATTTCTTTATTTACATCTTCTGGGAATAGCGCATCCGCCAGATCAAGAGCCAAAAACTTTTGTCACGAATGTCAGAAGAAAGTCGGTAAAGAAAGAATGAAAATATTCCGCAATAAATATCCCGAAAAAATAAGGGATTCTAAGTTAAAAAGTGTTTATGGATTAACTCTAGCAGAATACGAAGAGAAATCCAAAAAACAAAATGGTGTTTGTGAAATATGCAAAACGAAGTCTAACCGAAAAAACGGAGTGACTGGAAAGCCAGAAAACTTAGTAGTAGATCATGACCATAAAACAGGATTGGTCAGAGATTTATTATGTCACAAGTGTAATATGGAAGTTGGTATAATTGAGAATAATTTACCAAGACTTTTAAATTACTTAAATAAGTTTAAGAAGTAGGGGATAAAAAGCCACTACGATAACAAAATTGTCCTCTAGAATACGGTAACCCAGCGGGTCGAGCACACGTATTTGCTAACGCACAGAATCAGCAAACTGCTTCTAGCGTAGTAAGTTACTTTGTGTACGCCGTTCAGGACTACCAACTCGTAACAATCACTAATCTATTGATGGAACAAACCAAGTCTAATGCTGGCGCATTCGTAGACGAAGCTAGCCGCACACTTGATAACGGTTTCCGCAATATTTCTAACAACATGGCATTCGAATTGTTCTTCGGTGGTACAGCTTCTCGCGGTATTATCGGCAGTGTAACAAGCTTGTCTGCTGGTGTATTGACATTCGTACTTAGCAACCCACAAACAGTTGTACAATTCGAAGTTGGTATGGTTCTCCAGAACTCTACAACTGACGGTGGTGCAGCTCTTCTTATCGGCGGTACAGTAATCGACGCAGTACAAATCACTGCTGTAAACCGTGGAACTGGTTCCATTGTTGCAACAGTAGTTCAAGGTGATGGTACATCCTTCACTGCTGGACACTTTGTACAAATCTTGGGAGACATTGGATCTGCCGGTGCAACTACAATCGCAGGTCTTTTAGGATTGAGCGGTTTGGCTGCATGGGTTCCTGCTAGTGATCCTATTAGCTCTGATAACTTCTGGGGTGTTAATCGTTCTGCTGATCCAACTCGTTTGGGTGGTTTACGTTATAACGCTGCTGCTCAAAGTATCTCTGAAGGTATTACTAACGCTCTCGCATTCGGTAACCGTGAAGGCGCGGCTTTCGATCTAATCATATTAGACTTCGTAAGCTACAGCACTCTGATTAACGAACTTGGAGCCAAAGTACAATACGTACAACTTGAGCATGACGAAGTAGAAGTTGCTTTCGAAGCAATCCACTTCCATAGTGCTTATGGTAAGATCCCAGTATTGGCCGATCGTTCGTGTCAGGCTCAAACAGCTTGGTGCTTGACTCTCGATACATGGAAGCTACGAACACTCGGTAAAGCTCCACATATCCTTACTTACGGTATGGAGGGCCTCGAAGGCTTGCGTGTGGGTAACGCGGATGCTCTTGAGATACGCGTGGCTTATTATGGCAACGTGATAAATTCAGCCCCAGGTTTTAATATGGTTGTTGCTTTAAGCGCTTAACATCATTAATAAAACCAAGCCCCTTGATTGGGGCTTTTTTATTGTCTAAAATGTTGTAATTGCAGTTGCTATTGAGATGATTTGTGTGTATAGTAATAAACATGAACATATACAAGTTGAAAAATAAAATTAACGGCAAGATCTATATCGGACAAACAACACAAACAATCAGACAAAGGATTAGGGGTCATGTAAATAATTCTAGATTTGGATCTAAACTTCCAATTCATTGCGCTATTAGAAAATATGGGATTGATGGATTTATCATAGAAGAAATTGCTGAAGCAAAAACAATAGATGGATTAAATGAATTAGAAATTCATTATATTAAGATTCTTAACTGCTTGGTTCCATATGGCTATAATTTAACCAGCGGTGGAAAAAATTATAAAAAGCATCAAGAAACAAAAGATAAGATAAGGATTGCAGCAAAAAAAAGAATGGCAGCAGATGGAGGAAAACAATTAAGAGAAGCCTTAGAAAAAGCACACCAGGCACGAATAGGACAATCTACTTGGAATAAAGGTTTTAAAACATCAGCAGAAGTTTGTCTTAAGTTATCAGAATCACATCTAGGACAGAAACCATGGAATAAGGGAAAAACAACTTCGGAAGATGTAAAAGAAAAGCAAAGGATTGCGAAGTCTAAGATCTCAAAACCTGTTAAATGCTTAGAAAATGGCAATAAATGGGATTCAATAGAACAAGCATCAAAATCAACTGGAATATCAACAACTCATATTAAAAGACTTATAGCATCTGGTAAAAAATCTGGAATAGGTTTATCGTTTAAATATATTTGCGTCTGACCTAGCTTAGTGAAAGGGCCGAACTGTTAATTCGGATTAGCTTGGTGCAAAACCAAGAGACGCAGCCATCCAAAGCACCACATTTGAATAGTATGAAGCTCATCAAGAGCATACTGCTAGGCAAGTGGATAGGGGCTACCTAGAGAGAAATTCCCTTTCAATTTAGGAGACAGCCTATGTCAGTAGCTCGTGGTTTTGGTTTAAACGGTAAATCTATTTATATGAACGTGGCAAAGCCACAAATTGTTGAGTGTAACTTCGTTATTGATGCTGCTAATGGAAACGGTCTTGGACTTCGTTCCCTTAAGAGCAACGGTTACATTGAAAACATTTTCATGCATACTTCTGCAACCCCTGCAACAGGAAGCCCAAACCCAGCAGCAGGCTTGGCAATGATTCAATTCAAACAGAACTTCAACAAATACCTTGGTGGTTTCACTGGGTTTGTTAGCACAGTTCAAACATCGACCAAGATCGACAACAGCGCATTAACTGCTGGTGGTGCTTATGTAATTACTACTCTTGGAAACGCTTCTTTAGCTAAATGGCAATCTATCGGTGTTCCTGCCGGTGTAACTCCTGCTGTTGGTCTTCCTTTTATAGCTACAAGTGACGGTGGTGCTGCTAACGTTTCTACTTCTAGAGTAATGGTTCCCAAAGTTTCTGGGATCCAATGCCTTGAAGTTGTTGGTGACGCTAACCTAACAGTTAACTCGAATATTGCTGCTAACGGTGGACAAATATTAATCGTTCAGTTCTTGGCCGCAACTGCTGCTGGTAACACGGCTCTTATTCCAACGGCTCCAGTTGACGGTTCTGTTTGCGCAATGAGTTTCTGGTTTGACGGTTCTAGCGTAAGCATAGACGGATTGTGATATAAATAGTCATGTTAAAAACATGCACAAAATGTAATGAAGAAAAGCCCCTAACAGAATACTGGAAACAACCAGGAGGAAAATGGGGGCTAACTCCTAATTGTAAAATGTGCATAAATGCAAGAAATAAAGAATTTTATTTAAATAATCCAGACAAAAGGATAGCAAAATTAGCAAGGAAAAAAGCTTACGAAAAAGAGAATCCATATGAAGCAAGAAGTAGAAAGCTAAAATATGAATATGGAATTGATCTTAAAAAATGGAATTCAATGTTTTCAGATCAAGATGGTCGATGCGCAATATGTTCACGACATCAATCGGAGTTATCATATATGCTTCAAGTAGACCACAACCATAATACTGGTAAAATAAGATCACTTTTATGCACAAAATGTAACACCAAGCTATCGGCGATTGAAAACGGTGATTTTTTACAAAAAGCTACAGAGTATTTAAATTCATTTTTGGGGGACATTTAATATGCCTGCGCCTATTGCCCCAAGCGGGTTAACGTCTGAGCAATCAGACGGAAATATACTTCTAACATGGACTGGATCTCTGGGAGCCACAAGCTACAAGATCCAGCGCTCCACTGACGGGGTAAACTTTACAGACTTAGCAACAGTAGGAATAGTTAGTCAATATGTTGATTCATTGCCTGGTGTTGGAATCATGTATTGGTATCAAGTTGCGGCCGTTAATCTATCTGGAACCAGTTCATACAGCAATATTGCCCAGATGGTAGCCGCGCCTCCTTCAGAAATGTCATTATTTGAACTAAGACTAAGAGCGCAGCAAACAGCAGACAGGGTTAACTCTCAGTTTGTGGTTCAAAGCGAGTGGAACTCATTTCTAAGATTAGCAATGTATGAGCTTTATGACATTCTCATGACTTCTTATGAGGATTATTTCGCTGATTCTTATATTGCTATTCAGACAGACGGAACTACTTCTCGTTATCCATTGCCTGACGGTGTTTCTAATTACAAAGGTTTGAACTATAACGGCGTAAGTGGAACACCAGCTCCAGCGTTCTATAAGCTTGCTGGTATGGATTTGAATGTTAATACCAGTGCATTGACTCCTTCTAGGGTAACTCTGCTAAAGTTTAACTTCATTGAGAGAAATAAATACGTTTACCCAAATAGTACAAGCACGATCTATGGTGTGTACAATATGCGCTATAGAATCATGGGTAACTTCATAGATATTATTCCAATTCCAGCAGGGAATCAGACTTTGATTGCTTGGTATTCTTCAAGGCTTAAGGCTTTACTTCAAGACACAGACTTAACGACACTCGGTGTTTCTGGGTGGCTAAGATATGTAATCGTTAGAGCTGCAAAGTATGCTCTCGATAAAGAAGAAGGCACTGACACTTCAAAACTAGATACTGAGATAGTTTACTTAAAAGATAGAATAGAATCTGCTGCACAGAACAGAGACAACGGTGTACCTGATACTATTTCAGCAACTCGCCAAGATCCTATATATGGCGGAAATGGTTGGGGCGGAGGCAGCTCGAACGCGGGCTGGTGATGCATGTCTTTACCTATATTAAAAGACTTCAACTTAATGCTCACAACATGGAAGCAGCAATTAGATCCTGTTATTGCTAATCCAATTATTCAAGGAAGAGCTATCACTGGAGTTATTTTAAACGCCGGAAAAGAAGTAAATATCCCAACTGGCTTGGGGAGAATGCAGCAAGGCTGGATTATCACAGACCAGCTAGTTAATTGTTACGTTAAAAGAACCCAGCCTTTCACTAATAATTTATTAACATTGGAGTCTAGCGCAGACACTACGATTTCAATATGGGTTTATTAGAATGAAAACATGTTTTAAATGCAAAGAAGAAAAAGAATTGAAAGAATTTTATAAACATCCAGGAATGACAAGCGGATATTTAAATAAATGCATTAAATGTTCAATAAAAGATTGTAATAGAGCAACAATTAAACAAAGAAAAGAAAATCCAATTAAAACAAAAAGCGATAGGGCACTGTCTTATGCTAGAAGAAGAAGGAAAGAACTAGATACAAGATATAAAAGAGAATATGGAATATCTATAGAAGAATTTGATAAATTTTATATATCACAAAATGGATGTTGCGAAATTTGCAAAAGACATCAATCTATTCTTAAGCATCCATTATGTGTAGATCATGACCACAAAACAGGAAGATTTAGAGGATTATTGTGCAGACCATGTAATTCTGCAATAGGATTATTACAAGAAGATATATATGTTATAAATAATGCATCTATTTATTTGGTTAAAAATAAAGAGGTATTTTAGATGAAACCTATGAAACAATCTGTCCCTATTAATTTCTCTGGAGGATTGGATCTTAAAAATGATCCCTGGCAGATAGGACCAGCAAGTTTTCTATCATTAAATAACTCTGTGTTTACAACTGGTGGAAGACTTACTAAAAGAAATGGTTTTCCTTCTCTTGGAACTACGATAAATACTCCTGTTCCTGCATTGACTTATTCTAATATTGGGGCAACTGCTAGTGTTGCTAATGCTCGTAAGGTTTTCTCCTATGAGAATGAGCTTTGCATTAATGATGGATTTAATCTTTACAGCTACGATGAGAATAGCAATTCATGGTCTTATAAAGGACGCTCTACAATCTTAGGATTAAGCACATCTAATATTGCTCAGGATGGAAACAATAAGACTAATATGGATATGTCTATTGATACGCAGACAGGCATTAAAGTTTACGCTTGGTGTGAGAGTGATACTGGGAATTACGTTAAGTATTCTATTCAAGATTCATTAACTGGGCAGTTTATTGTTAACAAAGCAACACTAGGAAGCACATATGTAAGACCTAGATGTTTGTCTATCGCTGGAAAGAGCTGGATTTTCGCTGTTAACTCTACTGACGGAAAGATTTATTATCAGGCAATTGTAGGGAAGACGGTAACAGGATCGCCAACAGCTTTAATTACTGATTTAAATGCAACACAACAATATTATGATGTTGATGTAAGTGCTGGAAATATTTATTTAACTTATTTTACAACTGGTCCTGCGATTAAGATTGCGCAGTTAAACTCGTCTTTAGCAATAGTAAACAGTATTACTCAAAGTGAAAGTGCAACTCATGGACTTTCAATGTTTGGAGATGGAACAAATATTTGGGTTTGCTATAATAACGGAACAAACACCAAGGCATTAATTGTAAACAATGCTGTAACGGCTACAGTTCTTGCTCCATTGGTTCTTTCTGTTTTGGGTTCTTCTGCTGTTGTTAATGTAACTGGATCTTATTCAAGTACGCTTTCCAAAGGTTTTATCTTTTGGGAAGCAAGCAATGTGATTTATTTTATAGCTTTGACTGTAGCTGGAACAGCAGATGTTCCACTTCAAATAATGAGAAGTGTTAATATTGTTTCGAAAGCATTCTCGCAAAACGGTATTCCTAATCTAGTGGCAGTTTATCAATCTGTAGTCCAGCCAAGTTATTTCTTATTAAATTTATACAATCTTGGTCCAAATGCAGCGGTAAACCCTTACGGAGATGTTGCCGCAAACATAGCAGCAAAAATTGCACCAGATCAATCTGGAGCCAGCAATAGCGCAGGGTTCTTGTGTGGTGTTCATAATCCAATAGGATCTACTTGGGAATTGGCTCTAGGTCAGAAAACAAATCTAACGGAGGCCACAAGTGCTACTACATTATATTCCCCGATTGGTGTTATTGATTGTTTGTTTGATTTTGCTTTATCGAATCCTGACCAACAAGTATTAGCAAACAATGCACACATAGCAAGCGGACAGTTAACGATGTATGACGGTTCAAATGTTTGCGAGCAAAACTTTCATATATATCCAGAAGGAACAACTGCTGTGATAAGCGGTTCTGCTCCTGGTATTTTAGTTTATGCAAACCTTGCAGCATTTCCTGGAAGCGCGAATGTTGGGACTCTAGCTATTGCTTTTAATTCCGGATCTTGTATTGGATATATTTGGAACGGATCTTCCTGGTCTTATCCTCAAAGCATTAACTCTTACACTAATCTAGCAGCGTTTCCTTCTTCTGCGCTTAGCGGTTCTGTTGCTGTTGATAATGCAACCGAGAATGTTTATAAATTCAATGGAACAGCTTGGATTTTAGTGGGTGGAACTTCTCCAACAATCGTTGCTCTAGGAAGTGCTTCTGCAAATTCTTTATATAGCTATAAAATTACTTACGAGTGGATAGATAATCAAGGACAGCTACACAGAAGCTCACCAAGTCCTGTTTTAACTCCTCTTGCTTCTGGGCAGGTATACACTTTTGCATCTGGAACAACTTCAGGTGTTGTTACGCTGACAATTCCAACTCTTCGAGTAACAAATAAGAATGGTGTATTAATTAAGATATACAGAACTTTAGCAAATCAAAGTGTTTATTTCTTGGTTAATGCTTCTTTATTGAGCTTAGCAAATGATTCAACCGCAGACTCAGTAATATTTATAGATCAGACTCCTGATTCTATTATTCAAGGAAACAATCAGATTTACACAACTGGAGAGCTAGAAGATTACGCAGTACCAGCTACAAAGTCATTGAGTGTATTTAAGAACCGTATATTAACCGTAGATTCAGAATCTGGTTATAATTTTAATTATTCTAAGCAAGCATTACAGGGGTTTCCTGTTGAGTTTTCTCCTGAGTTTGTGCAGAATGTTGGAAGTGTTGCTGGAGCTATTTCAGCTATTGCGGGGATGGATGATAAAATCATTATTTTCAAATCAGGTCTTTCGGCTGGTCCTTCTATATTGTACATGGTTGGTACTGGTCCTGCTGCTAGCGGTGCTGGTAACGATTTCACCGATCCTTTGCCTGTTGCCGTTGACTGTGGTTGTGTTGATAGAAGCTCTATAGTTCTAACTCCTAATGGTTTAATATTTAAGTCTGACAAGGGAATTTACCAGCTAGATAGAAGTTTACAGGCTTCATATATTGGAGCGCCTGTAGAAAGTTATAATCAGTTTAGTGTTGTGTCTTCTCAGCTTATACCAAATTCGACACAGGTTAGATTCTTGCTGTCTAATGGTACTTTATTGATGTACGACTATTTCTTTCAGAAATGGGCTTCTTTCTCTAACCCTGCCGGTATTTCTGATTGCATATTTCAAGGACAGCACACATATATTGCTGTTGATGGTAAAGTATATCAAGAGTATGGACTAAAAGCAGCATCATCGAATATATTAGTTAATCCTTCTCAAATTAATTATTACGATGGGACAAATACTCCCATATTGATGTCATTCCAGACCGCATGGATTAAGCTAGCCGGTCTTCAAGGATACCAGAGATCGTTCTTCTTTTACTTATTAGCTAATTATCTTTCTGACCATCAGCTTAGCGTTAGCCTTTACACGAACTTCTCCAGCACTCCAGACCAGACAGATTTAATTACTCCTAATGCTAGCGATTTCCTTGAAAACTGGAGAATATTTGTTAAGAATCAGAGATGTCAGTCATTCCAGATAGCTTTGCAAGAGGTTTATACTGGTACTATCGGTGCAGCATTCACCATGTCTGGTGTTAACTTGATTGTTGGCGCTAAGTCTCAGTTCAGGACAATTCCTTCTGCTCAATCGATGGGATAAGCACCAAAAACGTATCATTAGAGGCTGCTTGACGCGCTCTAATGGAGAACCATGCATAAACTTGCTCAATATATTAAGGAAAGAGAAGGTTTTGACTCTATCGTTACCGATAATGGGTTTGCGTCTTACTTAATAAGCGGTGAAGAATGCTATATTAAAGACATTTGGGTTTCTCCAGACTATCGCAAAAGCAATATTGCCGCATCTATGGCAGATCAAATAGCAGAACACGCCAAGTTAATGTGTTGCAAGTACCTAACTGGTACTGTATGCCCAACAACAAACAATTCAACGGAAAGTGTAAAAGTATTATTGGCTTATGGTTTTAAACTCCATAGCTCTATTAATAATGGTATTTATTTCAGGAAGGACCTCTATGGGTAATATAGGAAGTTATTTAGGTTTTGGCGGTGGACAATCTGGTACAGGTATAGATAAACAAAGCACAGCTAATTTAATACCTACGGTTAATGGACAAAATGTCCAAGATGCCATGAGTGGCACTCAGGGATCAATGCAATCCCAGCAAGCTCTTTTACAGGCATTGCAACAACAGCAAGGTATTCAGAACCAAAATCAGGTTTATGGTCAATTGCAAGGTGTTGCTAATGGAACTGGACCAAACCCAGCGCAAGCCCAATATCAGCAGAATGTAAATAACCTTGCACAGCAACAGGCAGGAGCAATGGCATCAGCTAAAGGTATTTCTCCTGCTTTGCAAGCTAGACTTATTTCTCAACAAGGTAGCGCGGCCATGCAGAACGCTGCAGGTCAGGGAGCAACTAATCAGGCTGCACAACAAATGGCAGCAATCGGTGGTGCAGGTCAAATGGCTAATACAATGGCCGGTCAGCAAATAGGACAAACAAACACCAATGCACAAACAAATCTTTCTAATCAAGGTCAAATTCTTGGCGCTGCTGGACAAAACAACCAAACGGTAGCCGGTGAACAGAATCAAATTAATTCTGGTAATGCAAGCATGGCAAATACCCAGATGGGGAACCAATATAATACATTTTCTGGTTTGGCTGGTTCTGTTCCTTTTTTGAAGGGATTTGCTGGTGCGGAGGGTGGAGAAGTTCAAGCAATGCCTATTGCTCCTAGCCCACAACATCAAAGTGGTGGTGGAGGAATGGAATCCATGCTTCCAATGCTAGCTATGTTATCCAATGGTGGACAAGTTCAACCACAAGGAAATTATTTATTAGATTATTTTAAAGGATGGACTCCAGGTATGGCAAAAGGAGGAATGGTTGACGCTGTTCTTTCTCCTGGTGAGGCTTATCTTCCACCGTCAAGCGTAAATGAAGTAGCAAAAGATGGTAAAAATCCATTATCAGTGGCTCAAAGAGTGCCTGGAAAACCTAAAGTTCCTGGTAATTCGTATGCAAACGATGTAGTTCCTGCAGAGTTGGAAAAGGGAGGAGTTGTGATACCTAATAGTGTTATGCAATCTAAAAATCCTTCCGGAGACGCCATGAAGTTTGTTGAAGCAATTCTTTCTAAGAAAAAGGCAACAAAATGAATTTAAAGAATTTTAAAAAAGTATCTTCAGATAAAGACTCTACAACATTGCAGCATCCAGACGGTCATCAGATTAAAATTGCCCACAAATCATTGAGTGCTAAAGTTAAGAAAAGTCTATCTGATTTACCTGTTCATTATGCAGAAGGAACACCAGACGAGCCAGTTGGTGAAGAGGATGATTCCGATAGAGAACCAGCTTCTTCTAGAGATTCTGCAATGAAGAGATTGTCGATGACTCCAAGTGAGCAAGCATTCATTAATGGAGGAATGCAAAATTATGCTGTTCCTCCAGAACAACAATCATTTGGTAATGAACCAGCTCCGGTTATTCCAGAAGAAAAACCACAAATTTCTATTAGCAATAAAGATGATGGCGTTGGATACGGTGGAGAATCCACCATTCATCCCAGCGGCGTCGGATCAATCCCAACCCCAGAATCTATACAGTCACAACTAACTCCAAAACAGGGGGAAATGCCAGCACAATCTGTTCTTAGAAATGTTGGTCAAGGAGCAAATTTAGAGGCTCAGGCTATACAATCTCAGGCAGCAAATACTAAACAATTTTCTAATGTTGCTGCAGCTCAGAATTTTAATACAGCAGAAAATCTAGGTAAAGTTCTTGCGCAGTCAAAAAGTGATTTAGATGATTTTAGAAGTACCTCAACAGATATATTAAAACAGTTTGCAGATGCAAAAGTTAAGATACCACAGGAAATGCTTTGGGGTGATAAAAATACTGGTCAGAAGATTTTAACCGGTTTAGGTCTTTTAATTAATGGTATGGGTGGCCCTCAGAACAATAAATTGTTAATGGATCAACTTAAGATGGCTCAGGATGCGCAAAAAGCGAATCTAGGAAAGTTTCCAACACTATTAGAAGCAAATATTCGTAAATATGGATCTACTCAACTTGGTATGCAAGCATATAAAATGCAGCAACTTGACATGGCATCAACAATGTTGCAGGGTTTTGCAAATCAATATCAAGGAACAACTGCCGGCAACAATGCTCTACAAGGCATAGGTCAATTGTTACAAAATAAATCGATGCAAGAGGCTCCTTTTTTACAGCAATTATTTATTCAGAAATTTTTAAATGATCCATCTTTTAAACAAGGAAAACCAGAGAGCCAGATAGATGCTCTAGGACAATATGGAGTTATTCCACCAGAAAGAGCAAAAGAGATGAAGGAAAATCTGACTAACTATAGAAGCGTAATGACTTCTAGAGATAATGCGTTGAGGATTTTTGATCAAATGAATGCTATGGCTGGTAAGGGTACTCTTTCACCAAATGAATATACTGCGATGAGGGATCAAGCGTTTACTACAATGATGCCTTATTTATCCACATCTGGTGGTGGTAGATGGAGTCCTGAGAGATCAGAAACAGAAGCTACAGCATTTTTCCCACAGAAATTAAGCATGCTAAATACTGGTGATTGGAAAAGTACTATTGCGCAGAAACGACAGGCATTGATTCAAGAATATAATGCTCATCCTAATATGCAAAAGGGAGAGACTTTAAACAATTCATTCCCTCCTATTAATATGAATAACGAGAATTTCCAATACGATAAATATGGGAATAGTAAACTACAAATGAATCCACCTGTTATACCTAAAAAACAAGTTTCTCACGCGCCAAAGGTTAAATAATGGATACGCAAGAAGGAATAAATATTGTTGATCCTGATGGAAATCTGGGTTCCATAGATCCTTCTCAATTAGATACATATTTGAGCAAGGGATATAGACAAGCAACTCCGCATGATGTTTCTCATTATGAAGCCCAACAACAATATGGAACTCCATTACAGACTGCCGCTGGTGTAGCTGAGGCCGTTGGTAGGGGCGCTCTTCCATTTGGAATTAGTACAGGTATAGAGCGTGCTGCTGGTGTTAGCCCAGAGGGAATATTAGGAAGACAAGAAGCATTGCCTGAAGGAGTTGAACCGGTTGCCCAAATAGCAGGATTAGGTTTAAGCGCATTAATACCCTACGGCGGGGCTGCAAATGTATATGAGCATGCTGGTCAGGCTGCTGCAAAAGGATTGGGTCTGGGAGTAGAAGGCGCTGGGATACTAAATCAGATAGGATCTAAAGCAGTTCAAGGTGCGGCAGAGATGGCCCTAATGGCAGGTGGAGACGAAGCCAGCATGGCTCTTGCTAACGATCCAAATGCTGGTGTTGAGCATGCTATTCCAAACATTGGTTTAAGTGCATTATTGGGGGCTACCGGTGGTGCTGCAATGGGGGTTGTTTCTCCATTATGGAAAGCAACAGCAGGAAAAGAGATAGGTAAAGTATTAGATTTAGCCAAGTTACGATACGGCGGTGGAGCGCAAGACGCAGTTAATGACGTATTGGTAAAAAGTGGGATGGACGTAGCTCCAGAAATAAGAGGAGCATTAAATAGCGATCCGGCTGCTCGTTCTGCATTTGAAAGTCTTTATAAATCTTCAACAGGAACCGGTGAAGAAATGCGTTCTGCTGTTGCTACATTTAAAGAAGGAATTAATCAATCTGTAATGGACGCTTTTCAAAAAACTCCGGAAGAGCTTTCAGAGTTGGGGAATCTGTCTAATTATCAAGTTGGTGAAAAAATACAGAAGCAAATAGCAGACAAAATAAATGAAAATTATGCTCCCATAAAAGACACTTATGAAAATGTAAGAAAATCTTTGGAAAAGATACCACTTCAAACTGGTGAAAGGGAAGAGTTAGTTAATAAAATAGCCATGGGATCTATTGAGAATGGATTCGATAAAGCTCCATCATCTCCGCAGTTTAAACTTATTAAAAACGCAATAGAAGACATTCCCGAACATGTTGTAGGAATCAATGATATTTCAAAATACAGGAATAATTTTAAGTATAATTTCTCTGATCCAGCGGAAGTACAGATAGCTAAAAAAGTAATCAGGGGTGCGCTTAGAGATACTGAGTTTGCTGCTACTGATAGAGCTGTTGGGCAGACCATGCCTGATCTTCTTGATTCATATAGGGCTGCAAATGAACAGTACAAAGGATTAAGTCAAACTATAGAGGGTTTAGATTCTAGATTTAATGTTCCCCATTGGGAAGGTCCAAGCTCGTTTGTTAGATCTCTAAAAGACATGCAGCCTGAAAAGATTGCAGCAAGGGCAATTAATAAAAACGATGCGGAGTTTTTGTCTCATTTGTCTCAAAATTTCCCAGATGCTGCGCAAACAGTTAAAAGTTATTTCTCTGATCAAGTTTTTAAAAATGCCCAAAAGGGTGCAGGAGATCAGTTATTTAACACTAAGAAGGTTTTAGATAATTTTAGAGATCAGACACCAGAGGTTAAAGATTTCTTAATGGACAAAATGTCTCAAGAGAGAATGGAAGCATTAAGACAAGTACATGAGTCTATGCCAAAAGACATGTTTAAAGAGTACAAAAGCATAAACGGAGAATTGCTGGGTAAAGCTCCAACAGCTATTGCTTTGATAGCTGGATTAACTGGACACGGGGCAATACCTGCTCTTATTGCAGCAGCAGGATCTAAATTAGTTGAAAAAATGTATTCTCAGGGTAGAGAAGCATTTAATCTTAGTTTGTTAAAGTATTTGGGATCTGGCGAGCAGATGAGTTCTACTGGGTTTAAGGCAATGTTTGATCATGTAGACTCTGTTTTAAAGGGTGATGCTCAGATAACAAAAGTAGTCAAAAATGTCTTTGAAAAGGGAGCGCAAGAAGTTGTATCTGCTCCAGATAAGAAGGATTTAGAAAGATTAGATAAAAGAGTAAAACAGCTTTCTGCTGATAAAGAGCCATTATTGAATACAGCTAGTGATTTGGGACATTATTTGCCAGATCATGCTGTTGGTGCGGCAATGGTAGCCTCTAAAGCATTGGATTATTTATCATCTATTTCCCCCAAAGCAGCGCAGGGTTTGGCATTCGATAAAGAGAATGAAGTTACAACTGCCGATAAGAGAGAGTATTACAGAAATTTATCTATTGCAGAGCAGCCGCTGATGGTTATGAATCACATTAAAAGTGGTACATTAATACCAAGTGATGTTAAAACACTATCGTCTATTTATCCTGCTTTATACGATAAAATGAAAAGCAAAATTCAAAGCCAGATAATAGAAACTGTTCATGCTGGAGAAACAGTACCGTACAAAATGCGTCAGTCTATGTCTTTGTTTGTTTCTGAGCCTCTGGATAGTTCATTTACTCCGCAGTCCATACAAGCTTCACAATCAGTATTTATGGCTCAAAAACAGCAATCACAGCCTCAAATGGGTAAACCTAAAAGAGGTACCGCTAATATGAGTAAAATTTCCAATCAATATATGACGGCAGATCAGAGCCGACAATCTAGAATGTCAAAGGTTTAAGCACCATTTGGCTATCTTGTGAGCTAGGACGAAAAGTCCCAAACCCACTAGGAGCGATATGTCTACAAGACCATTTTTAAAGCCATTTAGCGTAGTTTCTGCAGGTGATATGAGCGGAAATGTAACAAGCGCAGCAACAATCATTCAAATGATTTCTTATGTTTCCTATACATTAGTATGGACAGGAACGCCAACCGGTACTTTTACGGTTGAGGTGTCTAATGATTATGCACTCGATTCCGCTGGTGCTGTAAAAAATGCAGGTAATTGGGTTGCTTTGACTCTTTCTGCTCCTACTGCGGCCTCTGGTTCGGCTGGCAATGGGTTTATAGACATTGACGGAGTGGCAGCATACGCAATTAGATTAAAGTACACCGCCGGATCAAGCACAGGAACATTAGACGCCACCATTAACGGTAAGGTGATTTAATGAGTACCTTTTATGCTAAATACCCCGTAAGTGGTGTGGGCGGTGTTTCAATTTATCCTAACTTTGGCGCTTTTCCAGTAGGAACGACTATAGGTCAATTAGCGGTTGATGCTTCAACTGGAAATCTTTACGAGTGGAACGGTACTTCTTGGGTTATTATAGGTGGTCCTGGTTCTGTTATTAGTCAGATTTTTGGCACTCGTGCTGCTCCTTTAAACATAACGGCTGCCGGAGGGATTACGTTTGCAAGTCTTGCCGCTCAGGTAACAATATTTGTTCAAGGCAGCGGTGGAGCAGTTACTATAACTAAAAATCCAGCTATAGTTAATTCATCAACTGCATTTATAGGACAACGAGTTCAATTGATTTTTGTATCAGATACCAATACTTTAAGAATAAATAATGCACTTGGAACAGACCAGAATGGCGATATTATAGGTACATCAAACAATGCCATTGAGTACGAGTGGGACGGAACAAATTGGTTTGAGCTTAATAGGAGAGCGTAATGAAAAAGATTTTACTTTATTTGTTTCTAACGTCTAATGCGTTTGCAGGGACTACTTTAATCAATAGAGATATTGATATTATTAATTCTCCTAGTGGTTCGCTTACGGTTAAGGCTCTTGGCGCTGGTGTTGTTCATTCTAACATTAACGGATTGTTTTCTGCTTCTTCTATTATCAATACAGATATTGCCAACACTACTATTGATTTAACTGCTAAAGTAACAGGGATTCTTCCTATAGCAAACGGAGGAACAAACAACGCTACTGCATATACTGCTGGATCTATTATTTATTCAGACGGAACATCTTTAACCCAGGACAATACTGGTTTGCATTATTATGCAGCTACAAAGCATGTTGTAATTGGCAGTAACATAGACGGTGATACTTCTGTTCTTTATCTTCATAATGTTGCCGCTGATAATTCTCCAGTTCTTACAATGGATGCTGGTGGTGGTGGTTTTTATAAAACATGGACTATGACAGTTTACCAGGGTGGCGCATGGTCTTTATTTAATGCAGACACTTCTAGTTATGGAATCAACTTAGACGTAGCTAATAGATTAATGGTTGGAAATGGTCTTGGAACTCCTGCCAATGAAAAGTTTGCAGTAAAAAATGATTATGCATCAGAAGTGACTTCAGCATTTTACTCTATCGTAGGGCAAACAGCAGATTTAACTGATTGGTATGTTAATAATATTTTGGTTGCTCATATAGACAATACAGGGAAAGCATTTTTCCCAAATTTAAACATTTCAAGTGCAACCGCTTCAACTTTAGCGAAATTTGATGCCAGTAAAAACATTATAAGCGCTACTTCTGGAACTGATTATGTTGCCCCTGGAGCAGACATTAATACTTCTGGACAGGTTACATCTACGCATCTTTCTTCGGCTCTTCCTGTTGCTCAAGGTGGTACAAACGCAACAAGCTATAATGCTCCTGCTGGCGGTATTAATCCAATTCCTTATTGGGATGGAACTAGATTTGTTACTGATGCAACTGTTGCAGATCTTGGGTATAATCCAACAACAGATACGTTTTACAGTGGAGCTGTTGTAATTTCTGGAGCAACAACACAGACGGCTAAATTTACCAATACAGCAGCTCAAGGAACTACTGGTGGATCTGGAATGCAAGGTTTTGCAGATTCTGGCGCTGCTATGATTTCTGGGAATCGGTTAGGATTCTATTCTCTAGGTGGAGCAAAAGACGCTGCTCATACTACTGCAAACTCTAGTCTTATTTCTGCTTTTGCAACAGAGACGTGGAATGCTGGTGCCACTGGTTCTGATTTAGAATTTGAAGTTACTGCAAACGGTGGAACAACAAGAACTGCCGCTGTTGTAATTGGTAATAATGGAGCAGTAAAAATAAACAATTTGACCGCTTCTGAGCTTGTGGCTACGGATGCTAGTAAAAACCTTGTATCTGTAACAGCATTGCCAAATGGAACTACAGCAACTACTCAGACTGCTGGTGATAATAGCACAAAAGTTGCAACCACTGCTTATGTTGATACTGCTGTGGCTGGTGGTGGTGGATCTGCTAAGGTTGGACAGTTTACTTGTGGGACAGGAACACCAGACGCAAACACAACTGCCCTTTTAACATTTGATACAAGTGCACCGTTTGATTATGTAAGTTCTTCAAACTATTTAACTGGTGGTTCTCCTTCCTATGGTGGATCTTACGCAAAGTTTGGAGCAAGTGGAGCACATCAGGGTGGTGGTGGTGGTTATGTTGGAGCGGGTACTTGTCCATCATTTGGAACTGCTAATTTTGAGTTTGATGTATGGGCTAAGGCCGATGTGGCAAATCAATATTTTGGTTTTATGCAGAATGGTTCTGGAACTGGTGGAAGCGCAGGAAATTGGGGTCTTTCATATAATAATGGAAATCATACACTATACTTCCAAAATGGTTCTGGTGATGCTGCTAGTGGTTCTTATACAATGCCCGATACAAACTATCATCACTATGAGGTAGATAGATCCAGTGGAGTAACATATCTATTTGCCGATGGTGTTTTATTAAATGCGGGAGGAACAGCGGACACATATAATTATGTTGCTTCCGCAGGTAACTTCACATTAGGACTATCAAACGAGCATGTTCATGGTGGTGGGGGCCTTAATTACTCTGGATCTTTTGACGAGCTAAGATTTTCAAATATTGCTAGACATACTGCAAGCTTTACACCTCCAACTAGTGCTTATGCCATAACAAATACTATAAACAATAACCCATCAAGTTGGATAACAAGTGTTAGTGGCGGTGGTACTGTTGGTGTATGTACAATTAATTCTGCTAGTATTACTACTTCAACAAATTGTACATGCAATGTTATAACATCTAATGCCGCAGGGGGTAACTGTACTCCTAGCGCTGTTGCTGGGAGCGGTACACAGAGTTTGAATACATTTATAGCCGGAAGTGCAGCTAATGCTACAGTAAATATGCTTTGCCAATAGAGGATTTATGGATCAATCAGATAGAGATTTAATGCTGGGAGAGATACACGAAGCAGTGAAATGTCTTCCTGAGTTAAAGGCTAAAGTAGAAAAGCATGACAAAGCTATTTGGCTTTTAAGTGGTCTTGGTATATTTTTATCTTCTGTTTTGGTAATAGTTAGTGGATCGTGGGTAGTAAGTTTAATCAATAAAATGAAGGGGTAATATATGACATTAGAACAAGAACAAAGAATTAAAGATGCATTGGTACTTTTGGGAATCCCTGCAAGTGCTGAAATTAAATTTAAAACAATTGGAGCTTTGCCAGCAGAAGGTGAAGTTAGCATAGCTTGCTCTGTAAGCTTTTCAGGCGCTTCTGGAAATCTTAGTGTAGCAGCAGACGGAACAATCACGGGTGGCATTGAAGTACAACCTGAAGTTGTAATTACACAAGGTTAATAAATATGAAAACAGTAAACACCGCTATTATAAGTGATGCAACAAATGCAAGTACAGAATCAGTAGCAATAGATACATTGCAAGTATACGCCGCGTCCTTTATGGCGGTTTTTACTGATAATTCTGCTGCTGGAACATTGAAACTTCAGTTTTCTAATGATGTTAGCAAGTCTCAGAATTTGCCAAGTGGTTGGACGCCAACAAACTGGCTTGATGTTCCCAGCGCCACGGTAACAGTATCTTCTGGAGCAACATCATCAATCCCCATGCCATTAAGCTTTTCATATAGATGGCTTAAGCTTGTTTGGACTAGAACAGGTGGAGCCGGTACTTTCACAGTAAACATGAACTCACAGGGTTTCTAATGGTCATATTTCTTTCTAGGCAGAGATTTGATGAGCATGGTATTTTTGGAACAATCAAGGATTCCAAAGGTAAGTTTATCTGCTACTCACTTGAGCACAACTATGGTGGTAACGCCAAGCTAGCGGAGGGCGAATATACTTGCGTTAGGCATCCTCCAAACAGGCTTCCTTACGAGACATTTATGGTTGAGAATGTGCCTGATTTCGGTGGTGAAAAAGTAGATGGTATTTTGATTCATGTTGGAAACTACAACCAAGACAGCTCTGGTTGTATCCTACTAGGAGAATCAACATTTAACACCTACATAGGATGCAGCAAATCAGCCTTCGAACACTTTATGTCTTTACAAAGAGAAGTTAACGAGTTTAAACTGGTAGTTAAAAAGGAGTAATATATGGAACAAATTAAACCGTGGTATCTTTCAAAAACAATTTTGGTTAATATTTTTATGGGATTAGCCATGATTATTGGATCATTCAAGCCAAGCGTAGCTGATTTTATTAAAGTATATTTCGCTGAAGCTGGTACTGCTTGGGCATTTATTAACATTATCCTTAGAGCAATTTCTAAAGATAAACTTTCATTAAGTTAATCTATGACATTAGCTGCGATATTAGAAATAATTCAAGGAGTTCTTAAATTCCCTGATTCTATATTGCAGCTAGTTCGTGTTCTTCAAGCTACACCAGCAGAGCAGCATCAAGCTATTATTCTGTCGGTACAGGCTCAATCTGATAACTATAAGAAAACTGGTCGTCCTCAATGGGGAATTTAATTAAGGGAATCATTATTGGATTTCTTTTGTGTGCATTTGGATGCGCTGGTGCAGTAGTATTCCCTTACAAATTTTACAATATTCAAGTGGCTTCTTATATAGGAAAGCTATTAGGACCAACTCCAGCAGATGATCTAGACTTCTCTAAATGCGCAGAGAATGAATGCGTTTTAATGCTTCGACCAGAGTTCGATGCCATGGAAACAGACTATAAAACCACTAAGTCTGATCTTATAACTTGTCAAAAGGGACAGTAAGTCACTTGTTTGGTTGTTTCTTTTCGAGCGCTTTACGCAACTCTTGTCGCTGTTCTTTTAACATATTTACAACTCTTTCCTTGGTAGCTAAAGCCACTTCAAGCGTGGCGATTCTCCCCTTCAGCGTCAAGTTCTCTTGGTCAATTCTTGATATTGCTGTATCTTTACGACAAGAAGTAGTAGCCCATGCATCTTTTATATCAGACAAATACTTATCCTTCTCCTCCAAGATAGCTTGGTGTTCTTCTAGAGAGACAAACTCAACATCGTCATAAGATTTGATATGTTTAAATGGTGCATATTCCCATTGCTCTGGGCAAAACCAATATGGTTCTTTATCATCCATATACTTTCTTAAATAACCTCTAACTCTAGGAGGAAACTCCGCCGACTTCTCTACTTCCTCGTGTAACGGGCTTGCTGGCTTGTCAAATAGCTTTCCACTTTCACATACATGCTCGTCATTAAATTCGCCATTCTTACAAAATTGGCATTGGTTCTTGCTTGTCATATAATCCTCACATGATTTAAAAAATATTCTATACTCCAAATTAAGATTTCTATTACTTTCCAAACAGAAAGCAAAAACATCACTTGTGTACTAATTGGTGGTGCTTCATACCAAATTGGACTTCTACTCATACCGCCCCCTTATGCTTTAGTTTCTTGCTTAGCTTCTTAAATAGAGTATTCATCATTTCTGCCATGATTCTTTTTCATTATCATCCATATATCGATACATTGTAGTTGTTGTATAGGAAAGATTTGTTACTGATTCGCAAAATTGAATCATTTCTAATAAAATTGAACCTGCCATATAATATTGCTCTTTTTCTATTATTTCTTTTAATTCTTCTAATTGAAGAGCTATGCTTTCTTTTTTCTCTTTAAGATCATTTTTTTGAATTTGATAAAAACTAATAATACTCATCTAACCCTTCTTTCTTTTCTTCTCGGCGAGGCAGCGTAGACATGTGACTCGCTTCCAATCTTTAGTTACTTCTGGATCATCCAAACAAGGAATATTTTCGCACTCTATCTCATACCAGTATTCTGTGTTTGACTCTGTTGGTTCTTGTTCCCAAGATATTTTATGCACTTTCTTCTTCACTCGCTCTCCTTCTGCCTTTTTATTATTTTAACGCCTTCGCTGCTAGTTTAATAAAAGCACCATAAGCATCTATCTCAACTTTAGAATATTTATTTTCTTTTCCTATGGTTTTGTACTCTTTCATCCACTCTTTTATCGGCTTGCAAATACAGCCAATTTTTATCCAAATTGTTTTTTCAAAATTCCATGCAAAAGCAAAGTGCTGTGAAAAGGCAAATGAGATAATATTTTTGGCTCCTTCGAGGTTGGCTCCTTCGAGGTTGGCTCCTTCGAGGTTGGCTCCTTCGAGGTTGGCTCCTTCGAGGTTGGCTCCTTCGAGGTTGGCTCCTTCGAGGTTGGCTCCTTCGAGGTTGGCTC